CGATGACGCGTTGTTTAAGAAACTTGTGCCTAATGAGGCTGATCGAAAAGCTCTAGAAGATATTGCACAACGCTCTGCATGGTTAAAGTCTGATGCCGTTAATGCGGCTTTAGAAAGAGATATGTTTAACGGTGAAAGAATCAAAACTCTTTTAGCGAAAATGACACAAGCTGAAGCACACAAGTTTATAGAAGCAAACGGTGGCTTTATGAGCAATAAAGCATTAAATATGCGAGCTTCTGTTTTTGATGATATCCTCAAAAAAGTAACGGTGTTCAATACCGATATTGGTGCTGAAACCGTTGACCCTAGTGCATTGGCAAGAGAAATACAAAGTCTTATAAAATTTGAAGGAAAATATGAAGGTCTAGAGCCTTTATTTAAAAATCCGGATTATCCAGAGTATATGAAAGAGCTAGCTGACATCCGCACTTATGTAATGTATTCTAATCAACTTGAAGATTTGGGTTCAAGTTTGCAATCAGCTTCTGTTGTTGCTCAATTACAGGCACTAGATATTCGCGCTTTGAAAGCTCTTTTCCAAGCAAAATTCTTCGCTAAGTTTTTGGCTTCTCCACCTTCTGTTAACCAAATGAAAGATGTCCATAGTAGTAAGTCTTTCAAAATAGGTAAAGACTCAGTTTACGGTATTGTCCTTGATGATCTTCGCAGAGGCTTTGTAGACCAAAGTGAGTCCCTGGAGGAAGAAACATTGCGGACTCGCCAAGCTCCAGCTTTAGGTGATGTATCATCGGTGGCTCCAACGCCTACAACACCGCCTACAACAACGACAGTTAGTGCGCCTTCTATACCTACCCCTCCACCCACTGCTCTCAACATTCAAGCCCCTCCCCCTGCTCAGTCTCCTTCTGGGTCTAGCGGTGCAGACTTCGCTAGTTTATTCCCACGCGATGAGTTAGGTGGTGCTATAGCACAACGTCGTGGTCAAGGGATTATGAGTTTAGCGTAATGGATATAGATCAGTTAAGAAAAGAAATAGAAGCAGATGAAGGATGTGAGTATGAAATATACTTGGATCATTTGGGTCTGCCTACTTTTGGTATCGGCCATCTTGTTTTGGATACTGATCCTGAACACGGAGCGGCGGTTGGCACACCTGTCTCAAAAGATAGGGTGTCAGAATGTTTTGATAAAGACGTACACTCAGTGCTTTCCGATTGTGAAAAATTGTATGAAGACTTTTCCACCCTCCCTGAAGAAGTGCAAAGAATTATTGCAAACATGATGTTCAATATGGGCAGACCTCGTTTATCAAAATTCAAAGGCATGAAGGCAGGTATTGATGCCCGTGATTGGAATCGCGCCGCAGATGAAATGGTAGATTCAAAGTGGTACAGACAAGTAACTAATCGTGCTGAACGGTTGGTGTCTCGCATGAGAGCCGTGGAGATGTAAATGGTTGTTGCAGAGGTACTAACCGGAATTGCGTTAGTGCAACAATCCGTCAAATTTATCAAAGATAATATCAGCACCGTTAAAGATATTGGCGATATTGCAAGCCAGATTGATGATTTGTTTACAGGTGAAAAGCAAGTCCAACAAGAACGAAATAAAAAATCTAAAACGGGTTTAAGTGATCAATTTGGTGTCAATACAGTAGCTAAAGAAATCATTGATGCCAAACTTGCCGCAGAAAAAATGCACGAAGTAGCTGTTATGGTGGATATGCGCTTTGGTCCTGGAACTTGGCAAAGTATACTAGCTGAACGTCAAAAAAGAATACAAGAGGCTAAAGAAGCGGCATTAGCCGCAAAACGAAAACGGCAAAAAGAGCATGATGAAATGATGGAAAATGTAAAAACAATTTTAATTGTTGGCGGTATCCTATTAGTAGCCGTTGTGATTATCGTAGGCACGATGATATCAGTCGCCAATGCTGTTGGTTTTGTTTGAGAATAGAACCTTACTTAAACAATCCAATCCCTGAAGTCTTCTGCAAGGACTTGACTTGCTATATTGATTTTATTCCGCAGGGCTTTCAAGATACGCTCGTCGACTGTGTTTTCCGCCACAATATCGATGTATGTCACTTTGCTAGTTTGCCCGATACGATGCGCTCTATCCTCACTTTGTAACCGTATTTCAAGGTCAAAGTTATTGCTGTAATACACCACAGTCTTAGCTTCTGTCAGTGTTAAACCGTAACCTCCTGTTCGTGGTTGCCCTACAAAATACATAAGTGGGTCGTTAGGGTCTTGGAAACGGTTGACAATGTTCTGCCGCTCATCACTCTCTGTTTCCCCATAGTATGTAGCTACACTTTGCTCGCCGTATTCTTTTGCAATAGCTTGCTCAATATTCTTAATGTCGTGTGTGAAGTTAGCCCATATAATAACCTTGCCATCAACTTCTTCCAGCACCGACATAAGTTCTGGCAGTTTGGCTGAGTTAAAGGTTTTCATTTCGCCATCATCTAATCTTACATGGCCTGAACAAACCTGTTGTAAACGTAGTAGCTGTGTGAGGATAGTATCTGTAGTTACAGAGCCTTCTTCTAGCATTGCTAGGGCAAATGTTTTAAGGCTACTGTAGACTGATTTCTGTTCATCTGTAAGCTCGACTGCTCGTTTGATATATACTTTATCGGGCAAGTCTAAACAGTCTTCTTTCTTTACGCGGAAGCTGAAGTTTTCCAGTATGCCATTGAGTTTATCAAGGTTACGGTAGCCCACAACCTGATTAAAACTGTGCGCTCCCATGCTACGGCGTTGCACAACAGCATACTCGTATTGGAAGCTAAAGTAGCTACTATGGCCTAACAACCACGAATCAAGGAACTCACATTGTGTGTATAAATCCATAGGGCTTTTGGTTACTGGTGAGCCTGTTAGGATACGCCTGTATCTGGCCGACTTACCAATTTTCACGATGTTTTTGGTGCGCTTGGCATCCTTGCTTTTTATGGTAGTGCTTTCATCTACAGCCATGAGTGCGCTGTGCGCTTGCAAAAACCGCTCGGCTATTTCACAGCCCTTTTTAGTGCTGAACGCCTCAACATTCATAACAAAAATCTTGAGATTATCATCTGGGAAAAACAATGTCTTTTGCTTTTCAAGCTGTGTTTTTGTTTGGCTAGGGTTCCACAATACCGTGTCATACATAACATGGTCAGGAATGTGCGTGGGCAGTTCGCCTTGCTCCCAGTTTCTATACACACCTTTGGGTGCGACAATAAGAGCGGCGGTAACTTCGCCACGGTCATACAGGACGCACATATTATCAATAAGCACTTTGGATTTGCCTGTTCCCATATCCATGAAATAGGCAAACTCGGTTTTGTTCCAAGACTTTTTCAGTGCTTCCAGCTGATGCTGGTAGGGTTGAAACTTAAATTTATAACGCATAACACCGCTTTCTAATGGGTACTTTGTATAATAGCACCCAAACCAAAATCTTGACTACACTTTTTGTATCTTGTTTTTATCCGCGCGACCAGTCAAAGTAAGCGTTTGTAAATTAACAATTCCCAGATATCAGATATCAGATATTAAAATATCGGATAGACCAGTATGATAACTTTTTTATTTAACTACTATATATAAAAGCGTATGGTAATTGTGTTGGGCAATCCCGCCCAGCGTAGAAAGCAAAGCGGAGTAGAAAGCCGTGACAGTCTACATTACACAAGAAGTGCGTGGTAGAGATATCACAGATGCAGTTGCTTTTGGTGACCTGCAAATACTTGTTCCGGCCAAGGAACAGGTTTCTTTTAGCACTCAGCCAACAGTTAGGCGCATTCATCGTGGCTTGCGTAACTTCAATGATGACGACTACCTACTGCTCTCTGGCGACCCCTTATGTATAGGCATTGCCTGTGCTGAAGCGGCGCGGCGTAACAGTGGCAAGTTCAAAGCATTGAAGTGGGACAGGCTAGAGGAACGCTACTATCCGTTGGAAGTAGATCTATACCATAGGAAGGAGTCTGCCTAATGGACTTTGAAAGTGTGGCTGGAGACCTAACCAGCATTAATCAATCAGGTATCAGCACTATAAGCAACCTATGTAAACAACAAGTTATGTTGGAACAACGGATCGCTGATCTTGAGCAAGAGCTCAAAGATGCCAAGCGCGACCATCGCAAAATTGCTGAGGATTTGCTCCCAGCGGCAATGGATGAGCATGGTATGTCTGAGCTTAAAATGGATGATGGCAGTGAAATTAAGGTCGCACCTTATTACAGTGCCAGCATTGCTAAAGACCGTGCTGACGAAGCCTTTCATTGGCTTACTGAAGCGGGGCATGGTTCTCTAATAAAGAACCACGTTACTGCGGCCTTTGGTCGTGGTGAGGATAACCTCGCAAAAGATTTGCTTGCCGAGCTAGAACAGCGCGGTATGGCAACTCAAACAAAAACTTGGGTAGAACCCATGACACTCAAGTCTTTTGTAAAGGAACAGGTAGAAAAAGGTGAAAATTTGCCGTATGACCTGTTGGGTATATTCGTGGGGCAAAGAGCCAAGATTACTAGGAGGTAAATATGGCAACTGAAGTAGCAAAAAAGGAAGCCACTGCTCTTGCAGTAGCACAGTTTGAAGACCTTGGTGGTCTGGGTTTTGAGGAAACCAGTTCAGAGGATATGGCTATCCCCTTCCTGCGTATCCTTGCACAACTTAGCCCACAGGTTAATAAGCGTGATGGTGCGTATGTTGATGGTGCTGAAGCTGGCATGATCTTTAATACTGTAGCCAATAAAGCATACGATGGTGAACAGGGTATCACGGTTGTGCCGTGCTATTACAATCGCCGTTATGTTGAGTGGGCTCCGCGTGAAAAGGGTGGTGGGTATTATGGTTCTTACCAGCCAGACGATGCTATCGTTAACACCACCACTAAAAATGAGCGCGGTGAAGAGATTTTGCCTAATGGCAATATCCTTACTAATACAGCTCAGTTTTTTGTAATCCTACTTGATGAAGATGGTCCACAGCGTTGCTTAATTACCATGTCTAGCACACAGCTGAAAAAAGCTCGCAAGTGGGTTACACAAATGCAGTCACTTACAGCAGAAGGCAAAAACGGTCCGTACACTTTGCCAATGATGTCCCACAAATATCAACTGTCTACCGTTGCTGAAAGCAATGATAAAGGTAATTGGTTTGGCTGGGACATTAACAAAGTCGGTCCGATTGACCTGTCTAATGTTGGTGACAAAGCCGTGTTTGAAATGGCAGTCGCGTTCGCCAAGTCTGTAAAGTCTGGTGAGGTAGAGGTTAAAGAGCAAGCCCCAGAGCAAACTCAAGCCCCTGCACC